TAATGAACCTCCACACGTAATACATACTGGAACTTGTAAATCAACTTCTAAGTAAATTTTACCATCAGGAGTACATAGGTTATCATATTGACCACCACCAGTTTTACTGTTAGGGAATATTGCAGTAGCGTTGTTATCACCGTATTCTACAATACCTTTACCATACTTTTGAGTTACTACTCTGAATAAGTAAGGGTTATTTGCGTTTGCCGCAGTTGTCGGATTATTAGCGTTACCTTTGATAGTTAAATCAGATAAGAATGATTCATTATCCATTGGTTGACCATCAGGACCAATTAATTTACCAGCTCCATCAGTTGCAAAACCTGACATAACCACTAATACTTTTCTATAGTTATCTGCACCATAACCTGAAACGATTAAGTCAGAACCGGCCCAAACAACAGTAGAAACTAATGCAGTAATAGCTGAAAATTGTCCTTTAGAATAGTCAAATAAACCTGGTGGGTCTAATGCTGGTTCGTTACCTTCATAGAATCTATCGTAAAGGTCTTTAGTTGCGTTATAGTCGTAACCACTATTTGGTGTTTGAGTTTCAGCTGCGTTTGGAGAACCATACGGAGCATAGTGAATACCGTTAGTTGATGTAGACTCATCAGTATAAGACTGAATGTTAGGTACGAAGTAGAACAATTTACCGATTGGTAAGTTCATAGCCTGTACTGAAACGATGTCGTTCGCTAATAATTTAGAGAATACACGTCTTACAATTGGGAAAACTACTGTTTCAAATGCACCTGTATCAGATGTAGTTGATGCCTCATTAATTAAATATGATGCTTGGTTTTCGTATAATTGTGCTACGTTTTCTCTCATGTGACCTTTAAGACCCTCTAAGAATCCTAATTTATCCCATTTGTTGATTGTGTCTTCTTTAATAACTTTAAGGTGTTTTAAACCAATGTTACCTACAAGACCTGATTCTAATAATGCTCCCATTTTAGTATTGTTTTGTTTTAAATTTATTTTTTATTACCCCAACTTACTAATCAAATCCTTCATTCTTAATAATTGTGGATTCTCATAGGTTTTAGTTTCAATTAGAGTAGTTGATGAACCTGTAGATACGGTTTTATTTAATTTAGTACCTACTGATTCGTTTATTGATTTTGTTTCTACCTTAGCTAACTCATCTTTGATTGACTTATAAAGATTTTTAGATTCTTTTAAAGTCTCAACATCGTCAAATCTTCTAAGGATATTTATTTTTTCTTTTTTAGTAGTTGAATGTTCAGTGAACAATCTAGTTGCGTAAGCTAAGTTTGAATTAAATATAGCAACTTCATTAAGTTTTTCTCTGAAAACATTTAATGCTTTTCTATACTCATCATTCTTTTGTCTCAACATACTAACTTCTTCTTGAGTAGATTCAGTTTTAACACCATTTTTACCATAAGTAAAATTTCTGTTAGGAGTGATTCCTTTTCTTAATCCTCTACCTTCTTTAGAACCCATTCCGTAAGTTCTTGCCGCTTCCTTAGTTTCTTCTTTTTCGAAAGCCTTTCTTTTAAGAGTGTCTCCTTTTTTAGTTGTGTAATCTTCTTTACCTTTCATTGTTTTGGACTTATCACCTCTATTCATTCCGTAATCGCCCTCTTTGGTTTCAGATTTAACAACTTTGGATTTACCTTCCATGTTTGCACCTTTCTTGTATTCGAATTTAGCTTTTCCGGTTCCCATTGTTTTAGGACCTTGTTTTTTGTCTTCTTTAAATCCTCCTGCAGCTTTGTCTTTGTAAGAGAATTTAGGACCTTTACCAATTCCAACACCTTTAGGTTTGTAGGTTTCATTAGTCATGTCGTCCATGTCTTCTTCGTCCATTTCGATTTCATAAACAACTTCGTCCATGTCTTCGTCATCCATGTCTTCGTCGTCCATGTCTTCTTCGTCCATTTCGATTTCGTAAACAACTTCATCCATGTCTTCTTCCTCTTCGTCCATACCTGACATATTACCACTAAAAATAGCGTCGATAACATCATTAGTCGTCTCATCGTCTTCTTCCATCATGTCGTCATCTTCTTCTTCCATCATGTCGTCATCTTCTTCCATCATGTCTTCCTCAGATTCTCCAAGTTTTACAAGATATTCAACATCAGCATCACTATCAGTTAAATGAACATCATCACCGTCTTTTTTCACGATAATACCATCATTTTCTCCCATAGCTTTGAAGACTTTTAGAATTTCTTCATCAGAAGCGTTGGTTAAGTCAATTGGCATTTCATCAGAATCCATTTCCATGTCAAAATCCATTTCCATGTCATCATCCGAGCCAAAATCCATATCCGTCTCTACGTCATCGTTATCAGCGGACATTTCCATGTCAGCATCTAAATTAACCTCATCTTCCTCATCTTGTTCAGAAAGAGATTCTTTTACTAATTGATTGATTTCTTCCTTCATAGTAGAAGCAAGTATTCCTTTTGCGTTTTCGGCTATTGCTTCTTCAACTTGTTTCATTTGAATAAGGGCCTCTTGAACTAATTTGTTTTCACTCATATCGGAAATATATTTATTTTATCTAATAAATATTACCAAAAAAATAAAAATCCCATTTATTGGATGGGAAAGGTTAATTTTTTTGAATCTTTGTAGGTTTATTTATTTAATAAATATCACCGAGCATAAAAAAAGTGGTCAAAATAGACCACTTTAACTTAATTGGTTTAAATAAACCAATTTATTTTTTTGTTTTAGACTAATCAATAACTTCATCAATCTTACTTTCAGATACCGAGGTGATTCTCCATTCATTAGTAAACCCTTGGTATTTTTCAGTTACCTTTGCTTCCACATCTGTAACAGAGTATCCCTTTACAAGTTTTTCCTCTCTGATTTTTTTAATCTTACCACTATTCTCATCTGGTAAATCATACTGAACTTTTGCTACAAAAAATTTTTCTTCCATATTTTAATTTTATTTTCCCAAATAATCGGTTAATTTTCTCATTAAGTCAACCCCTTTCGCTTGAAATTCTGAATTTTCAGGTGATTTATATTTTTTTTCTTCTTCTAAATTCTCTTCATACCTCTCTCTATCCTCAGGTTTAGTGAACAAATACGCTCCCGGTGTTGATGGAGAAGATACCAAGTCAAAACAAATTAATTCAAAATCATCTTGAACTTCATTTCTCTCTCCAACCTTTTTCAAAGAACCAACTCCTCTTGAAGAAACTCCCATGGTTACACCTTGTCTCATTAAATTGGCGGCTTGGTCTCCTTTAGTGGATACGATACCTCTTTCGTGAAATCCTGGTGATGTTAATAATTTAAGTTTACCCATTAGAATATTTTTATCCCACCAAATATCAGTAATGATATGAGACACTCGGTCCAAATCAATTAATGAAGACTCAGGATGATTAAGTTCTGAAGTAGATAATCCCTTGGAGATTGCCTTTTTGTAATTATCCGCTTCTCTTTTCAATATTCTTTCAGGGTAAAATCTACCATTTCTATTTGGGGTGTCATATTTTTGTAATACCGCGTAAAATTCAAACGGATTTCTATAATCCAAATTAGCCGCCTCTTTTAACATGTCAGCATTACGTATATCTTTTGGTGATACCCAACCTGCATCCGTTTCAATTAAAATGCCATGGCCGATTTCATTCGCTTCTAAAATTCTTAATTGTTTCATCAATAGTTTTTAAGATAAATATATCGATATTCCATCTTTATTTACTTTTTGAAATAGAAAAGGTAAAGAATTCGTTTTCGACCACATTATCTTTAACAATGTTCTTAATTATTTGTTTTACAGATTCTTTTAATTCGGGGGACTTGAAGTCTATTTCTTTTGAGGTGTAGAGGTTAACCTCTAAATTGAAAAATGATTTTTTACCCTCACATAATCCACTTGACCTTAAGTCTAAATCGACTATACTCTGTTCCTTAAATAAATTAGTGTCAATTGAATTAAATACGGAATGTTTTATTTCTTTACTTAAATTACCCACGACTCTATTCCAATTATCGTGTTCAAATTTGGGGGAGACCCACGATTGAATGTTAATGTATAATGATTTCAAATTCTTCGAATCCACGGTACCATATACCGATTTAATTGGATTGAATAGATTCAATCTTACACTTTTTCCTTTTTTCATTAATTATCATTCTTACTTCTGTTTATTTTTTTAAAAAATACGAAAAAAAATACGCATTGTCAAAATTTTTTCAATATATTGAAATATTTGTATTATATGATAGTTGTAAATGTAAATAATGATGGAATTGAGAAAGCGTTAAAAACTTTCAAATACAAAGTAAACAAAATTAAACAGAATAAAATTCTTTTAGGTAAAAAAGAATTTGTTAAGAAATCTATTACTAGGAGAACTCAAATATTGAAAGCGTCCTACACTCAAAAAGTCAAAAGTTCTTTAGATTGATTCTTCTAAGTTTTTTAACTTAAGAAAGTTTAATTGGTCGAACTTTTCTGATTTTAACTTGTTAATAGTTTCTGATAGTTTTGTTTTCAATTCAATCTCTTGCTCTTTTTCTAAAATAGAATTAAGTTTTTTAATTGTATTTTCTCGGATAGTTTCAAACTTGTCTTCGAGAGTTTTTGTGTCTTCAGAAATTAATTGGATAAATTCTTTTTTAGATGACTCGTCCAAGGTTTCAATATATTTGTGTAACGCTTGATTAGCAATCGTTACCATTGATTTCAATGGAATATTAATAGATTCTTTTATTGTATTATTGTTAGAAGTTAGAACATTAGTTATATTCTTTTTTGAATTTACCCTCTCCAATAAATTTAATTTGTTTGTGTAAACTAAAGAATCGATATCTGAATATTTGTTTACAATGTTCTCAGATAAAGTTTTCGGTAATTTAATATTCGGCAATATTTGTTGAATTAGATTAACGCCTTCCTCTAAGAAATCTTTAGCATCGGATTCGGTTAATCCTTGTGGCGTGCTTAATTGGTCGTATAACGAATACAATTTTGCCATATGTTTATTATTCAAAACATTGTGTTTGAATTCTTTTAGAGATTGTTTGAATTCCTTCTCATTTTTGTAGGATTCAATTAGGTTCTGTTCTACTAAAGATTTAATTTGTCCGAAAGTCATTATAGTGCATTTAGAATATAAATATTATGAATTTAATAACTTATCCAATTCTTTTGAAATTTCCCCTAAAGAATCTTGACCTTGACCTAAATCAAGGATTTTAGAACCCTCTAAAAGATTGGATTCAACCAATATGTTCATGTTTTTATTTTTGGATTCGGGTGTTACTTCCGCCTCTCCTCCTGCAGGTGGTGGTGGTGATTCTCCTCCCGCTGGCGGCATTTCTTCACCTCCCATTGGTGGTAAACCTCCCATGTCACTACCTAATGGTGGTTCCCCTCCTTCAGGTGGAGTTCCTCCCGGTGCCGCAGGTTTTCCATTATTACCGTACAACTTGTCAATATTATCAAATATACCTGTTCTAGTGATAACTGTAGGTGTCGCTTTAAGTTCCTCACCAACCGCTTTTTCAATTCTTTGTTGTTGTAAATCTAATCTAATCTCTTCATCAGACCATCCAAAGATATGTTTTTTAGCCCATGTTGATGATGTAGGTTGGATACCATTTCCTGGGTCTGAAACTAAATCTTTATACAATAAAACTTTTTCTTTCCAAACATCGATTTTTAATAAATCGGCTTGTGTAGATGGGTTTGTTAACCCTAAAGTAAAGTTTTGTAATTCATCTTCAAACCCTAACAAAAATAAATGAATGATTGCAATTTTATTTAATTCGGCAATCATACTTTTTTGAATTCTATTAATAGTTCTCGCAAAACGAATATCTTGTAATGATAAATTTTTTCCATCACCAACAACTTCTTCAAATCCTAAAAATGCTTTAGGAACACGAAGAGCCGTTAATAATTTCTTTTGAATATATTCTATATCGGCAATCTCTGATAAATTTGTTGCTCCCGGTAATGTTGTGATTGGGTCCGGTGCTGCTGGGTCACGAACAGGAATGAAATAATCTTGGTCAACAGCCATTTGGTTGAATCTCATATCTACATTTCCTGTTTTAGCATCCACAACTTGTTCTCTTTTGAACTTATTGGCAACACGGTTTACGTATGCTTCAACATCATCATCATTCATGTTTCCAACGAATACTTTAAACATTCTTCTTTCAGGGGCTCTTGATGTTCTGTAAATCAACATTGCATCTTCCGATAACAATAATTGTTTCCAAATACGTCTTGCCTTTTCCAACATAGAAGTGCCATAAGGAAGTTTTCGGTCATCACCCAATAATCTAAAGTGAGCCACCTCCCATGATTGAAACTCCATGTTTCTATTTTTCCAAGTAAAATGAAGTGCCTTTTTATTTTCATCTTTTTCTTTTGGAATATCTTGTGAAATTCTACCTGAAACACCAATCTCATGTCTTTCAATCTCAATTGTTGGTAATTGTTGACAACCAATAATACCTTTTTCAGGGTCTAATTTTAAATAAATAAAGTTATCACCATACTTACATGTGTTTCTTGTCCACATTGGTAAATTGGTGTTAATATCAAGTGCGTTGTTAAATAAGTCCGCTAAAACAGATTTAATTCTTTTTGATTCTGAAAAAATTTGAAGAATAAATCCATCCTCATTTGTTGTTGTAGATTCTTCAGAATATATGTCTAATGCTGCTGAAATTTCCGGAGTATATTCCATGGATTCATAATCGTATTGTGCCGACAATCTCGATGGTTCATAATATATTGCTTGTGAATATAAATTATTTTCAACTTTAGCCCATTGGTTTGTTAAATAAAACGTTTGTTGCGCCTGAAGTTTTTCTCTTTCAAAATCATCTCTATTTGTGGTTCTTAAAAGTTCTTTTTTATCAAACTTAAAAGTTGGATAATCTTGTTTTAATAAAGAATTCGGTCCGAATGTCTTGGACAACCTCTGCCAAACTGTAAAATTGTTTTCGCTCATAAAATAAATTTACTCATTACCTTGATAATATAAATAGTTACCGAGCACCAAATAACCATCCATATTTTTGATAATCACCCTTGGTTGCGTCACCATTATTACTTAAATTACCATTCCTACCCATTTGAGGAACCATGGGGTTGAAAAAATCGGATGAGTTTTTATTTTCATTTACGTTCGTCGCCCATGAATTTAACATCGCCTTTGTATGATTAGTAACTTTTTCTATTGATTGGAATGACTTTTCCGCAACATATAATGCCATGGATATAGACATAATACAATCGTCATGGTGACCTTTTTGATGGTCGGGTCTACCATTCACATAAACAAACGTATTCATTTCATTGTATAGTCTATTTGAGTATACTTTGAACCCATGTCTAACGCCTTCTTCAAACGCTGCGATAATCTGAA